CACCTGGGGTGCTCTTAACCAAGCGCGAATGTCCACGGGAACATCCTGGTCACGGTTGCTGACACTGAGGCGCTTGTGGCGAGACTGAGCGTGACTCGCCCTTGACTACTACAAGTTACTTGGACGGTGGATACCATGGAAGTACCAGTGGCGTTTATTGTGGACCCGCCTACATTGAGAGTTACCTCATTTGGGTCAGGCGTTGCCCACGCAGCGGCTGCTAGTACGGTACCGGTCACTACCACCATAATGAACCATTCGCCTTCCTCATTTATAGTAATGGTGTCGTTCACAGCCGTGACTTCGCCCTGGCCAGTCTTAATTGGCAAGGTTCCGAAGGGTATCGCGATAGAGGGCGCAGGTGAGCCAACAAGCTTCGCGGCTAGACGGTAAGCAACAGCAGTGTTATACTGAGGAGTGATCAGTTCGATGTCATAGGTCATGTAGAGACAACCAATAATGACATCATTGGCGGCAAAACCGGCGGTACGCCAGTAGAACTTTCCGGCGTCAAACAGTTTAGCATCCTGATTGGCGCTCAAATCACCCTGGCGGACATAAAGTTGCCCGCCTGTGGCTTTACTGAGGCGATTTGTAGGTAGTTCCATTGACATACGCTGCCATGGCGCTCCCTGGAACTTAAACTCATTGGACAATAGTTGGCGTAAGTTACCGGGTTGCGCATCGGTTGGATCAAAATCGAAACAACCGGCAAGGATACCTGATGTAGTCGAAGGACAGGTTGGCTCGTACTCAATGCGTAGTCGCCTAAACCGATAGGTCTCGTAACATCCAGCTTGCACACCTAACCACTGAAAGGTGCTGGTCAGGCCTGGCTGGACGCTTCGTTGGCCAATTGTGGCGTTGATGGTAGACTCAATAGTTTGGACGAATTCGCGGTGGCGGATCCGCACACCATTTGCAGTCGGCTGGATCAGTGCTGAACCGGGTCCGGACTTGGAGCTAATGGCTACAGGAAGTTCCTGCATTTGCGGTTGGTCACGAGCGAGGCTACGTTGGGATCTATTTCTTCGCCTTCGCTGGCGGCGCTTTTGTGCGCTGCTGGCGGGCGGGTTTTGAGGCTGCTTCGGAGGTTGTCGCTGCATTCACAGTTTGTTTTGTCGATTGGGAAGAATTATTATCGGTCGGGCCCTTGACCTGTCTCTTCTTCCGTTCTCGCCTCTTCTTTGCAGCAGTCTGTGGCTGACTTGGCTTAATAGATTCCAACAATGTTTTATCCCGGTTAATGTCAGGATTGGTCTGATTTTTCTCCAGTACCACAGATTGAACAATGGCTGGGTCAGCGTTAGGCGGGAGGTGGACGTCCCCAGCGATAACACTCGCTTGTTCAATTACTGGAGGGTATTCAAAGAATGGTCCTCCGGTGGGATCATTGCGAAAGTCCTCGATGATGTCCAATAGGGTCTGAGTTGTGACACCCATATCCTCGGCCGCAACTTGAAGCGTTGCATAATCGTCTTTTTCTGGCCATAAGGGCTTCCACGAGTCAGGTTCAGGAAACATGCGGTAGAAATAAGAAAAATCCGCGGGTGTTGCCTTAGGTGTCTCGAGGTCACGATATTTGGCTGACCAGAAACCGATAAACGGAGTATTGGGGTCAGTGACTCCGTAAGCAAAGGCTTTACGGGCTCTTGACTGTTCCAGTGGACAAACTGCCGGATGGGTGGCAGTAAGGTGCAACTTTGACATCGTTCTCTTGAATTGGCATATGTTATGTATGCGGACCCAAGGGTTAATGTAAATTCGCCCTAAGAATGTTACGGACTGATTCGCATCACGGATCTCCTTAGTGTAACTATAGCCGAGTTCGGTTGCAACTGCGGTCATAGCATCACCAAGTTCCCCCGGAATAAGGGAATCGTCGCCACCCACGAGTCCAATAGAGTTGTACGCAACTGACGGCGCAAGACCAACATCTCGCCCTGAGGCGTAAGATGTGAAGGCTGTCATAACACTATTGAACTGGCAGGTGTCGGGATTGCCAGACGGGTTAATCCACATTGTCTCGTAGAAGAACCCGAAGGCCGAGAAAACCATGGCGTCGACGGATTTTGTTGTCATTCCGTAGACCTCACTATGGTACGCCTCGACAAAATACCTAAGGTAGGCAAGAGTCAAGATGTATCTGGCGATTTGTCCATGGCTACCGTCCATTCGCTTGAAGTCACCCTGGGACAGCCTCGAGTATGCGTCAGCGAGTTTCATGACCTTTTCGGCAACTTGGGTTGGGTTGTTACCGAAGATGTACCAGTCAGTCGTTCGCATGATAGTATGCTCGAAGGCGTAAGTGAACCTTGAGTACATAATCCTATGTTTCACATGTGGGACATTTATGCATCGTGGATGGGTCACTTTGGCATAATGCTCAGCTTTATTGAACATGTCATAGGCCGTTTCATAGTCAAGGTCGAGGGTGATTTCATGTTGGGTGAACCCAGCAGCTTGCGATGGGCGGTCCTGCTTCTCGCGGACCATATCTACGTCATAAGGGACACCGGTATGCACTAATTCATTGGGCACGAGCATACTAACAAACTCATCCACGTAGGCTAGGATGCGCTTGTCATACGTGTTAACCATGTTCCGGACGTTCTTAATGCGACCAACGATGGCAGCTAGGGCTGTAGACTGGCACTTAGCTGGGGCAAACGACACGCCACCCAGAATGGGTGGCATGGTGGCATGCATTGTTGGTTTGACAACTTGGAACGTGTTGGCAGGTAAGGGAACATAGGTATGTTCATCAAGACTCGCAGTCGACGCGAGCGTAGCGACCTTGTGTTCGGCAGCATCAGAAATACTTCTTATGAGTAAAGGAGTAACTTGTGTGTGCACGGACTTCAGGTCACTTGGCAGCATTGATGAAACATCGTACGGTGTCAACTTTTCTTTCATGGTGGCTCGTTCCTGAATTGCAGCATAAACATCAAGTGGCAAGTCATATGCTGATGGGCAATTAGGGTATGAGATTCTGACAATCCCGTCCAATACCAAGAAGGGAATGCCATTGGCCGATAGTTTCAGACGCTCAACGGGTCTATTACTCAATAAGCGGCCAGTCCACCATGAAAGTTTTCGGACTGGTTCATAATACACAAGGTACCTGTCAGGTGACAGGCGTACTGAGACAGTCTCATATATCCAACTGTCCATTCCTTTATGAACCATTTTGAAGTCGCCGAAGTGGTTCCACAACTTATGGGTATAAGTCACAGAGCCAGCGACGGTTAGGCTGACTTCATCATCCTTTATTGCGTACACATAGTCTTCGCGGGTCGCTCCTGTCGTCTCTGGGATGAATGTATAGAGAAGAAGGGGATTTCCGTTCAGATAATCCGGGAGGTGTACGTAATAGTCAACATCGACCATGGATATTATGGCGTCAGGGGACACAGGGTTGATGACAACATCCTGCCTGAGGTCTTTGATACCATAGATATTCCGGGTCTGGTCGTCATCTGTCTGGTTAATACCATTACTCGGGCTAACGTGGTGCAAACGGGTACCGAAGGACTGGGCAATCCGTTGCATTATTCGTAATGCCTGACTGCGGTTTCCCGCAGCTTGTCCATGGTCACCACGATTGGGATTTGCCCCATACTGTGCGATTTCGAGAGCAGCGCTACGCACCGTGTCACGCCGGTCAGGCTTTCTGGGTCCGGCGGTGATAGCTATTAAAATGCTGCGGTCGATATCTGACAACGCGTATGGGACATAACCAAACGTGATTACATGGAGGGTATATTTCAAACAGTTGGTGATGACTATTTCAAGGAAGAATCCGATTCGGGACATGACGGGTGTCCCGGGACCAATCCTGAAAGATTGGGTTTTGAGCAACGCGTCACGGCGCATCCCGTAGGAGGCTATGATGGCTGCAGAAAGTAACGCAACTCCAAATTTCCGATATTTAGAATAGGTCATTGTCTAAGCTATA